CTTGGCGTCGTCGTGGGCTATGTAGGTGACTTCGTCGAATACTATTGCCTCGTGTGGGAGACGGACTATCGTGTCCAGGTCCCGGATTAGCTTCCCGTAGGAGAGGACGGTGACGTCCTTCTCGTGGCACTCGGAGTACTGGCGCTCGCGCTGCTGCTTCGTGCCGTCGATGATGATGGATGTCAGGTTTGTGAACTCGGATATCGCCTCGGTCCACTGGATTGTGATGTAGCCCGGTACGAAGATGAGGGCGCGGCATCGGGCCTTGAGTATTGCGGCGAGGACTTCGACTGTCTTGCCGAGGCCGGTTTCATCGAGGAGCATGGCTCGCGGGGTGGCGTGGAGGAATGCGGCGCCCTTCCTCTGGTGGGGGAAGAGCTCCTTCTTGAGGCCGGGGACTGTTATGTTGACGGTCTCGGCGGCCTTGATTCGGAGGGAGAGTTCTGCTGTCATCTGTCGTGGGGGTGGTTGTACCACGAATGCCGGTGACCGACCTAACAGAGACGCCCCAGGCGTGGTGGACGCCCGGGGCGCTCCCCCCTGCTTGTTAGAGCTCGGGGAATGTGGCGAAGAGGTCGCGCATTTCCCCCTGAAGATGTCGGAGCGCTTTTCGTCTGTGGAGGGCGAGGCAGGGCTAGTGCTCTTCCCTTCGGACTAGTCGGCTCTCCGGCGGGCGGGGGTGCGCCTCTTCGTCTTCCGAGTTGTGGTGTACCTGTTCGGTGTTGGGGAGTTCAGCTGTTGGGGGCTACTTCGTGCCGGTCTTGAGACGCTCGACGGCCTTCCCGATGAGGACGGGGACATAGTCGGCCGCGACGGTCTTGGCGAGGTCGAGACCCTTCTCCTTGCCGAGGGCCTTGGCCTTCTCCCAGGCGGCGTCCCGGGCCTGCTTTATCTGGTCGTCCGTGAGCTTTCCGTCTTTCGCCTGCGACTTAGCTGAGCGGACGAACTCGTCGTAGACCTGGGATACCGAGGTCTCAATGACGGCGAGTACCTTCTCCTGCTTGGAGCCGGCGACCACGGTCTTCGCTTTGTAGAGTCCGAGGAGGAGGACGACGGCAGCTACAATGACCTCCCAGAGTTTGATGTTGCCGTACCACTTCGCGGTGTCGGTCGTGGGCTCCTTGGGTTCGGCCTTCGCCGGCGTGGTGGGGGTCGTGTCTGCCGGGGACGGCGCTGCTACCTCCGGTACGGAGGGGGCGGGCTGCCCGGCCGCAGTGGTGGCGGATGGCGCCTTCGTCTCGGCGGAGAGTGAGGTCGTTGCTGCGAGGGCCAGTGCGATGGCGAAAATTAGTGATGCTGCGGTTCTCATCTGGTGCGCTCCTTCTTAGAGGGGTGTGGGGTGACGCGAGGAAACCGAGGGTTGGGCGGACGGCGCCTCCCCGTGGGCCGCGCGGCCCTCCTCGATGTGGGTGAAAGAGGACCTGATGGCCTCGACGAGGCCGACGAGGGAGTAGGGCTTGGATATGACGTGGGAGACGTTGTTGCCGGGGAGCAATCGGTCGGAGACCTCGGAGTGGTACGCGGACACGATGATGGCTCGGGAGAGGACCCCGGCCTTCCGGGCCTCGCGGATTAGGGTGATTCCGTCTAGGACGGGCATCATCAGGTCGGTGACTATGAGGTCGGGAGGGCAGTCTTTGATGTCGCGGAGGGCGAGGAAGGGCTGGGTGAATACCCGCACTTCTGTCCCGGGTATCATCTTGGCTGCACGGGCCGCTATGTCCGCGTGCTCTTTGTTGTCGTCGACAACGACGACTGTTCTCATGGTAGTGGGACTCCGGAGAGTTTCGCGACAATCATGTAGATGATGAGGCCCAGTATGGACAGGCCCCAGACGAGGAAGCCGCCATAGACCATCTTGGTGGTCCACGACAGGGACTCCCTCGACGCAAGGGACCGCATGGAGGCCTCCGCGTTCTCGATGCTTTTCGTGTTCTGGGCTGTCTGCCCGGCAGTTATGTTGTTGGACGCCTCCATGTCCTCTATGAGGGAGAAGCACTTCTTGACGTCGGCCTGAACCGTCGGCATGGAGCCCTCGTGGAGTCCTCGGAGGTGGGCTACCTCCAGGCGGAGGGCCGTGATTTCACGGCCCTTATCTTTTCGGTCCTCGTCGCAGACCTTGAGTCTGGCCTCAAGGTCGGCCATGTGCTCGGCCGCCTTGATGTGGTCGGGGCAGTAACAGCCTGTCTCTCTGTTCGGGGGCATTTCCTCTCCCGCCCTTCTAACGGAGGGGGTTGGGGTGGTTGGTGGGGGAGGAGAGGGGTGCCTCTCCTGTGGTCCTGGGTTTCAGGAGAAGAGCTAGGCCGTCTTGGCCTCGGCCAGCTGCTGGCTGAGCGGGCCGCCGCCCTCGCGGGGGTAGTAGGACGCGCGGCCACAACCCTGCCCGGTGCAGGGGACGACGATGGAGCCGCCGTCCTTGTGGTTGTAGTCGGCGGTGATGGCGAGGCCGCTGCCGGGGGCCGCGGTGAAGGTGATGAGGCCCTCGGTGGTGCAGGAGTAGTCGGCAGGGGAGGCCTTCTCGACGCCGTCGACGTAGACCTTGAGGGCGGCGTCGACGAGGACGCGGGCCGTCTTGTCGAGCTGGAATTGGGTCTGCTGGGCGTCGCCGACACCGACGGCTTCGCCGAGGACGGAGTCCTGGCTGAACTCGAGGGCGGTGTTGACGTTGACATCTGCCTGCTCGTGGGAGCAGTCGTCGCAGCGGAAGTCGGCGAGGTGGTCGTTGACTCGGATGTTGCTTACGCGGATCATGGGGGCTAGTCTCCTTTCGAGTGAGAGCCCTGCCTAGTGATTGTTGGGCCCGAAGACGATTCGGACCCCTTAGATGTTGTCTTCGAGGAGCTGGGTCTGCTCGTTGTACTTCTTGAGGTAGTTCCCTGCGGCGTCTTGGAGCGCAGGAATCTCACCCGGAAACCCTACGGACACGTCGTGTGTGTCGTCGGCGAAGTCCGACGGGCTCGCTAGAAATCCTCGCCCAACAACGACCTTGTCGGACTTATTGTATCGCGCGTACCAAAGAGGCATCTTGGTGCCCTCCTAGCTCTCGTGGCTGTGTGTGCAACTTAGAGGTCGAGTACGAAACCGTGAATGAACAGGCTGGCCAAAGTGCTCGTGTTGTCGCCTATGATGGAGCCAAGGCGGGAGGGGGACATGACAATGAGCATGTCTTCTTTGATGAAGTCGACTAGATTGAACGCGGCCCCGCCAGGGGCGTGGCCTATCATGACTGAGTCGCCCCCTGTCCCGCCTGAGGGGGCGTCGTGCCTGTAGTAAAGATTCAGGACATTGTTGTTGGTCTGCCGCGACGAGGTCCTGATGCGTGCGCGGCGACTTACCGCCGGCACCGCCGCGGAGAAATCTATCTGGGTCCAGGCGGAGGGTGCGGCGCTACTGAAGACACCGAGCTCGCCCTGGTAGAATGATTCCTTGTCGACCTGCGAGAACTTCCGGAAATTTGAGGCTCCGTCGTTCCTCACCGCGCCTACGAGGCGCTTCTTCGTGTAGCCGGCGGGAAGGGTCGGGGCTGTCGCGGATGCGGATAGGAGCCCGGCCACGGCTCCGGTGGTCGGGTTGAGTATGAGCCAGATGTAGTACCACGTGTTGATGGCCTCGACGCCGGCGTCCAGACCGTTCGCCCCGATTGTCGCGATGTCCAGGGTGAGATTGCTCCCGACGGTGATGAACTGGGAGCCATCATCGGCGCCGACGACTGCGTCGGCGGAGATGTCGACCTGGTAGGTCGGGTTCGTGGCGTTGCAGGCTATCCGCAGATTGCGCACGGAGTTCTTGACGACGTCCTCGATGGCTATGCGCTCCGCGGGGACTCTGGTTGCTGTCATGTGCGGCTCCTTCTCAGGTCACTTCGAGCTTCACGCCGGTCGCGTATGCGTACGCGCGCCCACCTGCCACTGTTGACACTGCTCTGTGCAGGCACTGGTTTGGGTAGACGGTCTGCAACGTTCCGGAGTTGGCGTTGCCGTAGGTCCAGCTGTCGATGGTAATCACTGGTGTGGCCTTCATTGTGGTCGGGAACAGGAAGTGTCGGCTGAAGTTGACCGCCGAGGCTGTCCACGCGGCGTGGCGCAGCTCCGCGAATGCCTGGAAGAAGCGTGTGCAACGCTCTATGTCGATGGCGGGGTTGAGGGGCACGAAGGGTACGCCTTCGGGGAAGTCTCCGATGACCAGCGTCGCACCATCGATGAGGACGGTTGTGTTCTCCGCGGCTTGGGTGCGGACTTCGACCAGGAGGCCGCAGCCGTGCGGCCAACCCTCCACGGTCGAGTCGATGAGGCCCGTCCTCACCAACTTTCTCACCGTAAGGCGTTCCCAATTTCCGCTGCCGGAATGGAATGTTGAGGCGTGTGTGGCGGTGCCTGTGTAGTCCCTTATCATGATGCGTGTCGTGTTGGAATTGGACTTGACCCACACGGAGAGGGTGAGCCAAAGGCCTTCCAGGGACTTATAGGCCTCTATGCCCTGCTGAACCTGGGATACGGGGTCCGCGCCGGTTATGTACGTGTGGACCAGCTTGAGGGAGTGATTCCCGGCCTTCTTGTCGGAGCTTTCTTTGGTGATTGTGTAGGTGCAGCCGCCGCTGGTGGCGTCAGTGAGCCACTCGTCGGCGGTGAACTTCCGCGCGGAATCGGGGCCGAAGGGCCCATCGCCTCGCTGCCAGATTTCGAAGTCGGGGTTCGTGAGGAGGTTCTGGAGCTGGAACTCCAGGCCTCTGACCTGGTCGAGTCTCGCACCTTTCTCGGGCATGTCAGGCGACCTCCAGCTTCACGTCCGTTGCGTTCGCGTAGGCGGAGCCGGCCACGGTGCCTGACACGGTGTGGTGCAATGTCTTCTCGTCTCCGGCCTCGAGGGAGTAGACGTCGCAGTTGTTCAAGGCCCAGCTCCCAACTGTTACTGTCGGCGCGGCCCGCATCGGCACGGGGAGATTGATGGTCGTGAGCATGTTCCCGGTGCTCGCGTATAGGCGTCTATTGAGGAAAGGGAAGTACTGGAAGAACCTTTGGCATTTCATCAGAGCCGAGGCGGGCGTTTCGGGGATGACCGACACACCTCCTGGGTGCTCTCCGATGATTAGGGTTGCACCGTCCATGACGAACGTCACTGTCCCCGCGGCCGTGGTGACACCTACACGGAGGGGGAAGGAGTGTTCCCACGTGGTGTATGGGTAGACTAGGCCTGCACGGACCTGCTTTGTGACGGTTAGGCGCTCCCAGTCCCCACTGCCGGTGTGGTAATCGCTGTACGCGGGGTCTGTCGTCCCTGTGTAGTCGTTGATGGACAGGCGGACTTTCCCGGCCGTGGAGGTCTTCACCCAGCATGAGAACGTGAGGGGGAGGCCTTCGAGGCTCTTATACGCCTCGATTCCTTGGTAGACGCCGCGTGTCTGCGAGGCGACCCAGGCGGACTGGAGGGCGTACTCCCCAACCTTTCCGGGGACGCGCGTCGTGGCGACCGTGTCGCCGCTGAGCGCGGCGTTGGCCCATTCGTCGGCCGCGAACTCTTCGCTCAGCGTGAACGGCCCCGCACCGCGCTGCCAGATTTCGAAGTCCCCGTTGACGAGGAGGTTCTGGAGCTGGGGGGCTAGCTCGTTGACCTGGTCGAGGACGACTGCGCGCTCGGTCATGTCACGCGACCTCCAGGTCGATGTCGTTGGCGTAGGCGTAGAGGTCGCCGGCGGCGACTGTTTCCATGTAGTGGCGGAGCGTCAGACCTCCTTGCACTGTGATGGTCTGGTTCTTCGCGTTTCCCAGTGTCCAGGAGCCGACGGAGACCACGGGGCTCGCGGCCATTGTGGTCGGGAGGCTCTCCTGGTAGTAGTTGTCTCGGTCGGCACCCGCTTCGTAGCCGCGGTTGTACATGTACGGGATGTTCTGGAAGAATCTCTCGCACCGGGCTTGGTCCTCGGCGGGGGGTGTGGGTGCGAAGGGGACGCCCTCGGGGAAGCGGCCGACGACGAGTGTGGCGCCGTCGATGAGGACTGGGGAGCCTGACAGGACGGCGGTGTCGATGTCTAGGGCGACGAACACAGGGGAGGCGTGGGGCCAGTTGTTGTCGACGTAGGGGATGAGGCCGGACCGGAGCTGATGGCAGACTGTTAGGCGCTCCCACCTGTTGGTGCCGCTGTGGTCGGGGGACTCGGTCTGGCGTCCTCCAACCCCAGCTAAGTACTCGGCGATTCTGATGCGGACGGAGTCCCGGTACGGGGAGAACACCCAGGCGGAGAAGGTGAGCCACTGGCCCTCTAGTTGCTTGTACGCTTCGACTGCTTGCTTTATGTGGAGGCCGTGGGTGAGGGTGCGGGCCCAGGAGTCTACGGACAGGCAATAGGCTCCGACTTTCGGGGGTGTGCCCCTGCTGATGCTGCGGGCGTCGCCGGCCGAGGCGGTGTCGAGGTACCACTCGTCGGCGGTGAAGATTTGCTCGCCGGTGAATGGGCCGACGCCACGCTGCCAGATTTCGAAGTCGCCGTTGGCGAGGAGGTTTGGGAGCTGGTATGCCAGCCCCTCGACCTGCTCCGGGCGCCATCCTCGTTCGGTCACGTCAGTCTCCTGGGTGCCGCTGGGCGTGAGGGCCTCATGCCAGCTTGTTTATCTCGACTGTGGCGTAGACCTCGACTTCTCCCCAGTTCATGGCCATGCCGAGGCCGTCGAGGCCTACACCGTTGGTTGCGCGGTACTGGAGCTCGAACGTCTTGGGGGAGGCGATGGTGATGACGCCGATGGCCTCCGGCGTGGCCTCCCCGTTGGAACCAGACGGACCTCTCTGGATGGCTCCCGCGATTGCGGTGGTCCCGTCGGAGATGTTGCGGATGCGCACCCGTGCCTGGGCGGACTCCTTCAGGAATGTGTACCCGCGTATCTTGTAGGTCCCCGCGGGGAGCGTGAATTGGTTCGCGGCGAGGGCGCAGCGGTTGTGGGCGTCGCGCACCTCTGTGTTGAGGGGGACCGTGTTCCACGCACCCGTCGTCGTGGCCCCGCCGTCCGTCCCTGCTGGCTGTTGGTGTTGCAGGATGATGGGGTCCACCGCCTCTAGGAGGGCGGCTATGTCGGTCTTGGCCTCGGGGAGGTCTTTGACCTGGTCGTTGGCGAGCTTGTGGATTGTCATGTTCGCTGGCTCCTAGCTGGGGGGCGTGTTGGGGGGCTCGCCCTACGCGTTGTCCTCGATGAGGTGGGTGGTCTCGTTGTACTTCTTGAGGAATGCGCCGGCCTCGTCGCGGATTGCGGGCATGGCCCCTTGGAACCCGACACTGACGTCGTGGTCTACGTCGACGAAGGATGCGGGGTCGGCGATGTACCCGACGGCCACTATGACCTTGTCGGACTTGTTGTATTGCGCGTACCAGTTCGGCATGGGCTGCTTGACCTCCTCAGAGTTCGAGCAAGAAGGACGCGACGTAGAGGTTGATTGTCTGGTTGGCGGCTATCGTGCCGTAGGTGAAGCGGCCGGAGGCGTCGGTGAGGACCTCGGCTGAGCCTGCACACTTACCGACGGCGCTCCCTTCCTCGGCCAGGATGCGGCATAGGTTGATTCCGACCCCGTTCGCGGCTGTCTGGCCGAGGAGGTCGTAGTGGCCCACGTGGAGGGAGGCGTTCTGGCCGTTGCTGGCGTCGTTGAGGTTCCCGTTCACCTGGACGCGCCGTGATAGGCCGTCGGGGACGAGGGCGGAGAGGTCGAGGGCGGTCATCGTCGTGGGGGTGGCGGCGGTGTTGATGATGAGCTGGGGGGTGGGGTAGTGTACGGACGCGCCGACCTGATGGAAGGGGACGAGGTTGCTGCTCCCGTCGTTTCTCGCGGCGCCGACGAGGCGCTTGAGGGTGAAGCCGGAGGGGAGGGTGGGGGCTGTGGCGGACAGGGAGAGGAGGCCGGCGACTTCCCCTGTTACTGGGTTCTTGATGAGCCAGATGAAGTACCAGGAGTTTGCGGCTTCGGCGCCGGTGTCGAGGCCGTTCTTGCCGGAGGTCGTGAGCGCGATGTTGAGCTGGGCTGTGGTCTCGATGGCGTCGAGGCCGTTGTCGGCGCCGACTATCGCGCCCGCGGCGATGCTGAGGGCCGACACGGAACCGGTGTCGATGGCGAGGCCGCTGGCGAGTTTCTTCGTCAGGAGGGCGTTGAGCTGGCTGGCTGCGAGTTTCATGTTGGGGGCGCTCCTTCTACGCTACCTCGGCTGTCCAGGATGAGGAGAACTTGCCGGAGGTGCTCGTGAGGTTGGACGTGCGTTGCTCGCGGAAGCCCTGGGGGCCGACTGTGACGGAGCCGACTGTCGTGGCGAATCCGGTGTTGGCGACGTTGGTGAGGGTTATCGTGGGGGTGGCGGGCATCTCGGTGAGGCGGACGGCTCCGGACTTGTAGACGCCGGCGCTCGTGACCATGCCGCTGAAGTTGGTGAGGTTGCCCTCTGATGCCGTGGCTTTCTGGTAGTAGCGGCGGCAGCGGGTGATTTCGAGGGCCGGAGGGAGCGGGGTGAAGGGGACGCCGGACGGGTAGGCGCCTACGGCGAGCATTGCTGCGTCGACCAGGCCGGAGTAGGCGCCCCTCAGGACGACCTCGCAGGCCATTCCGAAGCTGTGGGGGAAGTTCGACCACGGCACTATGCCGCTGCGGACCCTCCGGGTGACTGTGAGTAGTTCCCAGTCTCCACCGCCGGTGTGGCTGTTGGACGAGGTCGTGTCTTGCTTGACGCCGTCCCAGTCTGTTACCTGGAGGGCGATTGCGAGCGGAGAGGAGCACTTGACCCAGGCGGAGAATGTGACGAGCTCCCCCTCCAGGGACTTATAGGCCTCGATACCCTGGGAGAACCATCCCCAGCCAGTCCCTGTCTTGGAGATTTGGGCGGAGTACAGGCCCGTCTTGTCGTCGGAGGTTCTCTGCACGGTCATGGAGTCGGCCGTGACGGCTCGCCATTCGTCGCAGGAGAACACCCCCGAGCCGGAGGATACGAATGGTCCGGCGCCTCTCTGCCAGACCTCGAAGTCGCCGTTGACGAGGAGGTTGTGGGCGGGGAGCCCTAGCTGGTGGGGTTGGAGTGTGTGTCTCATGTTCAGACCACCTCCGCCGCCCACGAGGACTCGAAGTCTCCGGCGCCTGTGGCGTTGGCGACTCGGCGCTCGACGAAGCCGTCGGGGCCGACGGCGTCTACGGTCCCGACCGTGGCGGGGTACCGGGTGTTGGTGACGTTGGTGAGGGTGACGGTGGGGGTGGCCTGCATCTCGGTGGAGAGGCAGAGCTGGCGGCTGCGGTAGCCGGTGCCGCTGGTGACGTTGCCGCTGGCGACGGCGTTGGCTCCGTTGGAGGCCTGGTAAAAGCGCTCACACCGGGAACGCTCGTCGGCGGGGTGCTCGGATGTGAAGGGGGCACCCTCTAGGTAGCGGCCGACGACGAGGGCGGCGGAGTCGATGTAGTATGTCCCGTTCGCTGTGGCATAGATTAGCGCTCGAACGGCGAATCCGTGGGGCCACGTGTTTGGGTTCGCAGGGTTCGACAGGCCAGCACGGATGGTTTTGGAGACGGTGAGGAGTTCCCACTCGCCGCTTCCGGAGTGGTGCGGAGAACGGACTGACTCTTGGGCGGTGGTGTAGTCCGCTATGTACAGATTGATGGCCGCGGCGAGGGAGCTCTTTATCCACGCGGAGAATGTCAGCGTGAGGCCCTCCAGGGCTTTGTAGGACTCGATGCCTTGCTTTAGGCCCACGTTCGTGGCAGCGCCGAGGGTCACGTCCATCTTTAGGGATGCGAGGCCTCTCTTGATTGTCGAGAGTTCCTTGGTGAGTGTTAGCGTTGTGACGCTCGTGTTGCCGTTGGCTTGCCACTCGTCGGGGCCGAACCCTCCGCCTGGGGCGAGGGTGCGTGGGGTTCCTCGCTGCCATACCTCGAAGTCCCCATTCATCAGGAGGTTCTTCGGGGGGTAGGCGGTCTGGTGGCCTATCAGTTTCTGGGGCATGGGTTAGGCGACCTCCGCCGTCCAGGAGGACGTGAAGTGGCCGCCGCCGGTGCCGCTCGCGGTGCGTTGCTCGCGGAATCCTTGGGGTCCGCTATTTAGGAGGGTGCCCACCGGGGCGCCGAAGTTCGTGGGGGTGACGACGTTGGTGAGGGTGACGGTGGGGGTGGCGAGCATGGGGACGCGGTAGTCGACCTGGCCGGAGATGTAGGCTATGCCGCTCGTGACGTTGGCGTTGAATCTTGTCTCGTTGCCGGCGGACTTCTGGTAGAGGCGGTGGCATCTGTGGAGGCGGTGGGCGACTGGGACTTGCGGGGGCTCAGCCACGCCCTCCATGAAGCGGCCGATGACGAGGGAGGCGCCTTCGAGCTGGAGGGTTGTGGGGGCGTCCAGGACGACGAGGGCGTAGATGCCGGCGCCGTGGTTGAACCCTGGGAAGGCGGCGATTGTGCTGGGGAGCTGCATGGTGGAGTGGAGGAGCTCCCATGCTCCGCCGCCGGAGTGGAAGTGGTTCGGGCTCCAGAGGAGTGTGGAGCCGTCGGGGCTGGCGCCGAAGAGGACGCGCGCGGCGTTGGGGGTGGCGCACTTGACCCAGGCGGAGAGCGTGAGCCACTGACCTTCGAGGGGCTTCGTGACTTCGAGGAATGTCTCGACGTAGACGCTGCCGGGGCTGGCGCCGCCGCGGACTAGGCGGAGGCCGTAGGTTCCGACTTTCTCTCCGGCGACGCGGTCGACGGTGCCTGTGTTGGGGGCGGCGATGGCGAGCATCCACTCGTCCGCGGTCCAGTTGCCGTTGTTGGTCCAGGGGCCGACGCCGCGCTGCCAGACGCTGAGGTCCCCGTTGGCCAGGAGGTCTTCCTGGTGCGGGGTCTCGATCTGGTGGCCGTCTAGGGGTGCGGGCATGATGGTGGGCCGCTCCTCAGGCTATCTTTTCGAGCTCGACTGTGGAGTAGACTTCGGATTCGCCGAAGCTGTTGGCGACACCGAGGCCGTCGGTCGCGCGCGTTGTCGCACAACGGTGCTGAATCTCGAACGTCTTGGCGGCGGTGATGGTGAAGACGCCCTCGATGAGGGCGGGAGTCTGCGGGCCAGCGCCGGACTCGGAGTACACGGAGGCTCCAGGTATCGTAGTGGCCCCGTCGGTGATGTTGCGGAGGCGCGCCTGATGGGCGCCACAGGCGTAACCAGGAGCATACGCCTTTATCTTGTATGTGCCAGCGGCTAGGGTGAATTGGTTCGCGGCGAGGGTGCAGCGGTTGTAGGCGTCGCGCTCCACGGTGTTGAGGGCGCGGGTCTGCCAGGCGCCGGAGGTGAAGGTGCCGCCGGCGACGGTGGTCGCCTTGATGTCCTTCAGGATGATGGGGCTGAGGGCCTCGCGCCACTGGGCTGCCGCGTCGGCGGAGGGGTTGAGGTAGGCGAGGGGGTCGCCGGCTACCTTGCGGATGCGGACGACGGTGTAGATTTCGTCCACGCCTGCTATCGTAGACCTTCCAAGGCCGTTGGTCGCCTGGGCTGTAGTAGTGTAGTGGTCAACGCGGAAGGTCTTCGGGGTTGAGAATGTCAATCGCCCCGACACATGCGCTGTGGCCCCGCTCGCGGGTGTCGTGGATGTGGCTCTGGCGTTGTCGCCTATCAACGCAGCGATGGCATCCGTGACGTTATAGAGCCTCAGCTTATTGTCGTCAACGCTGAAGCTTGGTGCTGTGATGAGGAACTCGTAGGTCCCTGCCGGAAGGGTGAACTGGTTGGAGGCAAGGGAGACCCTGCCGTTGGGGTCCTGGTCGATGGAGTTCAGGGTGCGGACGTTCCACGTCGCCGCTGAAGCTCCACCACCCGCAGTATTATTGGGCTTGTGGTCGGAGATGACGATTTCGTCGAGGCCCTCGGCTATCTCTTCGAGGCGTAGGGCGTCGGCGTGGCTGTCGAGGGTGTGGCTGGAGGCCTGTAGGACGCCGGTGACGACGGAGATGTAGGTGATTTTCTCGCCGGCCGCGAGGGGGATGGCGAGGGTGAGGGTGTGGTTGTCGGTCTCGGCGTAGTCGTCGCCGGCGACCATGTACTGGCCGTTGCGGAAGACGAGGAGGCCGTGGCCGCCCATGTAGTAGAAGAAGTCGGTCGTGACCTGGGTCTCACCGCCGACGGCTGTGTAGCAGCCCCAGTTCATGATGCCGGACTGCGGAGCGACACCCTTCATGATGACCATGCAGATGACGTCTTCGCCGGCATTGAGTGGGACGGCGAAGGTGATTGCGGTCGTGGAGGACTCGGTGAAGTCGGCGCCTTCCTTCTGGAGCTGGCCGTTGCGGTAGACGAGGAGGGCGTGGACCCCGAGGGTGTAGGAGAAGGGGAGGTTGACGACTGTCTGGCCCTGCGTGGCGGTCTGGGCGTTGTACTCGAGGACGCCTCCGGGGGTGTTTAGGGTGTCGCCGCCGGCGACCATGAAGGTGAGGACGTCGCCGAGGACGGCGGCGTTGGCGAGGGTGACCTGCTGGGAGCTGGACTCGGTGTACTCGTCGGTCGGTGTGAGGAGCTTCCCGTTGCGGAAGACCTGGAGGGCTCCGGTGCCGACGGGGTACGAGCCGGTGAGGTTGAAGACGGTCTGGCCGGCTGTGGCGACGTGCTTCTCGCGTAGGGTCGGTGTGGCGGCGTTGAGGCCGCCCACGCGGAGGACTGTGATGGCCTCCCCGGCGGCTCGGCCGGTGAGGAAGGTGACGCTCGTGCCGCTGGACTCGGTGTAGTCGTCGCCCTCGCGCATGAGGACGCCGCCGGAGTAGACCTGGATTTCGTTGTTGCCGGGGGTGTAGGCGAAGGAGAGGTTGAAGACGGTCTGGCCGGCTGTGGCGTCCTGGTCGCTGCGGGCGGAGACGACTGTCGTCGCGCCGCCGCCTTCTTGGATGACGAGGATTTCGTCGCCGAGGGTGAGGGGGTACGTGAAGGTGATGGACGAGGAGCTGGACTCGGTGTAGTCGTCCCCTACGTTCTGGAGGTTGCCGTTGCGGAAGACGCGGAGGCAGTGGGTGCCCGTCGCGTAGGAGCCGGAGAGGTTGATGACTGTCTGGCCGGCTGTCGCGGCGAAGAGCTCGTAGAGCGTGGGGATTCCCTGGCCGCCACCGCTGCCGCCGGAGCCGCCGCCTTTGTTGAGGAACTCCCTGACGTCGATGATGTCGGCGGCGTCGATGACGACGGTGCCGGTCTCGTCGACTTTGACGATGGCGAGGGCGAGGCGGGAGGTGCTGAGGGCTGGGGAGTCGGTGAAGGGGTCGCCGGGGGCGGCGACCTCGGTGCCGGATGTGATGACGAGGTTGCCGCTGTCGTCGATGGAGAGGACGTCGTAGCGGACGTTGCCGCCTGTGGCGACGGGGGCGAATGTCGAGCTGTTGAAGGCTGCGGCCTTCTTGACGAGGCCTGTACCACCGCTCTTCGTGTAGATGCCGGGCTCGACGCGGACGGTGTTGTTGGGGGTGGTCTGCGGGTGCGGGCGGAGGATGTCGATTTCCTCGCGGTCGATGGCGCCGCCGAAGCTGGCGCTGGTCTTGAGGGTGCCGTCCTCGTTGAGGGAGACGTCGAGGCGCTGGTCGAGGGAGGCGAGGGAGCCTCGGGCGGCGATTACCTCGGCCCAGTTGAGCTCACCAGTGCCACTGCCGGTTAGCATCGCCCACAGGGTGCTGGACAGCTTCGGCCTGTTGTCGGTGATGTCGCCGATGTTGATGGCGGCCTGACCGTCGAACCGGGCGATTGTGGCGAGCTGGATTGTGAAGTGGAGGTTGCCGTCGCTGTCGGTGTAGGAGGCGGGTGTTGTCCCGCCTTCGCGGATGAGGACCTGCTGGACGACCATGAGGCGGCGCTGTGCCTCGACGCTGCCGCCGAGGGTGTGGTAGAGGTTGGCGTCCTCGGTGGCGTCGATTTCGTCGAGGTAGACGTCGAGGTAGACGCGGTCTGTGCGGTCGGCGCCGGCCGGGGTGGACAGGTTGAGGCGGTAGTGGGAGTTCTTGGTGGCATCGGAGCGCCTGTCGCCGGAGACTTTGAGGGTCGTCTCGGTGACGTCCGTTATATCGCGGGCGGTGCCGACGGCGATGTCGGCGACGAGCTGGCGGCCGCCAGCCACGATTCCCTGAGTTACGAACTTCGCTGCGCTGTCGGTGAAGGTCGTCTTGTTGGAGCCGCTGTCGTATGTCGGCGCAGCCGTCCAGACCGGTGTGACTTCGGCGGCGAGGGCGTCGGTGTAGTTCCTGTTGGTCTTGAGGGAGAGTGGGTGCCCACCGACGAAGGCGCGGAGCATCCCTTCGACTGTGTTGTCGCCGCCGGTGATTGTGAAGTTGTTGCTGAGCCCAGACCCGACTGCCTTGAAGGCGTCCCCGAGGAAGCAGTCGCCGAGGACCTTCTGGAGGAACCTGCGGGAGACGGCGTAGAGGGCGTTCGAGCGGTCGTTCTCGTCGGCGTCCACCCACGGGACGCCCTGCTGCACGACGGTCTGGATGTACCTCTTCGCCTCGTCGTGCATGTTGCGGGAGATGTTTGCGGTGGACTGGCCCATCGTGAAGCCTCCCTCAGAATCCGAGCTCTATGTAGCGGATGAGTCGGATTGTGCTGTCCTTCCAGATTTTGACGTGGTTGATGGCGTCGATGATGTGCCCGCTGTCCTTCGCGGACACGGCGTCACCGCCGAACAGACCCTGCTCCCGGATGTACTTGTCGTTGATTTCGGTCTCTCCGTAGTCGAGGACCGTCTTGATTCTGAGGGTCTTCGTGATGCTGGACGTTGGGTTCCCGGACTCGTCCAGGAAGTCGATGTTTGTCGGGGTCTTGCGGTAGAGTTCGTCGACCAGGGATGTCTGCGCGGCGGAGGGGTTGGCGGGGGAGGTGTCCCACGCGGCCTGCCCCGCTCCGAACGCATGGAACAGGATTCCTCCGAAGAAGCGGGCGTCGTTGGCGAAGAGGCCGGCCATGAGCTCGGAGATGGATAGGCAGATGATGTTGCTCTTGACTGGCGTTCTCTCGCGGAGGACGGATTCCCCGGTAATGGGGTCTCTGGTGTAGACCTCGTCCCACCACTTGCCGTGGAGGGACTGCTGGGTGTCTACGCGCTCCGGAGGTCCGGCAGGGTTTTTCATGCTTGGGTCTCGTCGTACCAACGCTCGAGCTTCGCCATGAAGTAGGCGGACACCCACTCTGGCGAATTGCTTATCTTCGAGGCGGCGTTGGACGTCATCCAGTCCGTGCCCCATGTCTGTCCCTCGTCGAGTTGGTTCTCGTGTTCGGTGCGCTGGGCCTCTGTTGTAGCCACTTCCAGGGCCATGACTTCCTGGTAGATGAGGTCCAGGAAGATTCGTCTGTCCAGCGTGGATGCGGGGCGGTAGTCGGGGAGTACGCGTTCCAGCTTCTCGACTATCGACCGAAGGACGGGCTTGCCGGGGGCGATACGGAAGTAGATTCCGAAACGCTCGAAGCTGTAGTCTCCCGTGTCTTCCCGAAAGTCGACGGAGTACTGGTTCTCGTCTCCTGGGAGGCCTGTCTTGTCGGCGATTAGTTTGTCCGTGATTACAGAGGACTTGCGGGATGGCTTGTTCGCCATGAGTATGTTGTTGGCCCACTCGTCGACTTCGACGGTGAGACCAGTTATGCTACGACCTTGGCGGGCGACGCCATAGACCGTGCCCTTGGTCTTGTAGACCTCTACTGCGCGCTTGATTTCCTCGCGCTGCTGCGGTATGGGGATGTCGAAGTTGAACTCGACACCGACGAGCTTCGCTATGAGCGGGAGGTAGTCGGCGTCGGTCTTGTCGACGTCTATGAGGACGGGGAGGGCGTCTACCAGGCCCTCGATGGAGTCGAGCTCGATGCCGGGAATCTTGAAGAAGCGCTCTAGCTGCCCCTTCTCTGTGGTGCCGTCCTCGGTGATGTTGTACTGTTCCCCGGTGAGGGGGTTGCCGAGCTCCTCGAGTATCTCCGTCATGGGCATTGGACTGCGCTAGGCTCCCTTGTCCATGTTCCTGTTGATGGGGGCTGTCAGGTGCCAGAGTCGGCGCTCGAATTTCCCTGTACGGAGGGCGAGGGCCTTGCCCATCGACTTGGGGCTGAAGCCCCACGTGTCGGTGGCGGCCTCGTGGGTGAATAGCGTGTAGTAATAGTAGGTGAGGTGCTCGACGTCCCTGTCGCAGTACTTGAACTGGGCGCCGGAGAAGCACTCGAGGAGTGTGGCGCCATCGTTGATGTTGAGGGGGTAGCTGCCCTTCTTCCGGACGAGGCGGACCTTGTCGACAGCGGCGCTCGGCTCGGCCCAGTTGATGACGATTTGGGGGCCCTCGAAGGAGCGCAGGACGGAGAAACTCGACGGGGCCATGGAGCCGGGGATGGCGGAGACCTCGAGGCCGTAGTTGCTGACTAGGGCCGAGCTCACGCCTTACCTCCGGTCTTGTCGTAGAGCTGGAGCTTCTCTTTATGGAGCTGGTCGAGCTCCGTTGTTGCCAGTTCGAATCTCTTCTTGAAGCTGTCTACTGTCCCCTGGGATAAGCCCAGGCGCTGGAACATGGACGTCATGGACGTGATGGCGTCCTGGAACTGGACGTACTGCCTATAGTTGTGCCTGATGAATCGGATGCGCTTGATTTCGGATTGGGTGAGGGGCCTCTCGTTGCCGGAGATGTGGGCGGAGGCTATCGGACTCTGGGCGATTAGGGCGACGCTCGCGCACTTGGGGCACTGGGGTGTGCCCTTTCCGACTTCGAGCTCGAATGACGACGTGCAGTTGGTGCAATGGAATCTCGCGGTAAGCGCTTCGGCCTTCAGGGATTCCTGGAGGGTGTGTTTTTGGGCGGGCGCTTGGGGTGCGCCCCTGCCTGGGCGCGGTGGGGCGGCCTGTGCCGTGTCCATGGAGCCGCACTGTGGGCAGCGGACCTGGGCGTTCGGGTTCGCCCTGGTGGTGCTGAAGTCGGCGCGGCAACGGCCGCAGTGCAGTTCGAGTTCTGGCATTCGCCTTTACTCTCCACTGTCTGCTTGTGATGGATTCGGTGGGAGTGTGTACGGGGGCTAAGTGAGGGAGGCCCACCCAATTGTTTTGGGCGGGCCTCCCAAGGTTTACCTCTGCTCTGTTGTCTCCGCGAGGGGTGCGCCTAGTGGCGTCCCGGATTCGGGGGCCTCTATGCTAGGCGTTCTTGCTGGCTGTGAGCTGGGCTGCGCCGCTCTCGGAATCGGCGTTCTTCGTGCCCGTGGACCAGCCTGTCGCTGTGTCTTCGGCCTCAACCTTGTAGGTGTAGGTCGAGCCGTTCGCCGGGAAGGCGACCTCCCCGACGGGTCTGCGGTTCGTGACGTTCTCTTCGCTGTCGTCGAAGTCCGCGGACGCCAGGAGGGCGCTGTTGACCTTGATGCTGTTGGCGTCGACGAACGGGGAGCCGGCGCAGCGGTACACGTTGTAGCCGTTGCCGTTGTCGCCCTTCTCGTCGTCCCAGCCGAGGAGGACCTTGGCGTCCCCGACCGTCTTGGCGAGGTTCTGGGGGATGGTGGGGATGGTCTCGACCATGACGCCGTCGGCGACGGACTTGTTCGGTGTGCCCTCGTCATCGACCGAGAACAGGTAGTACGTCCAGGTCTCGCCGTTCTCGGCGTCGGTGAGGGTCTCCTGGTAGGAGGTGTCGCCGGACGCGATGGCGCTGCTGACGACGACCTTGTTGGGGTCGGCGTTGACCGTCGCGAACGTCGGGTCGGCCCCGAGGGGCAGGTTGCCGGGGACCCGGAGGAGCTCGAAGTGGTCGAGGTCCTGCAGCGTGGTCTGGTACTTGAGGACGACGGAGCTGCCCGCTGTGAAGGCGCCGTTGACCAGGTTGATGACGCCGGTCGCCTGGGTGATGGTGTAGTGGGTCGTGACGGTCTTGAGGACCATCGAGTCGACCTTCTTGACCGTGTCGGCGTTGGCGTGGTCGTAGGCGAGGCGGGACTTGAGGGTGACGTTGTTGCCGTCGATGCTGAGGATTTCGACGAACTCCTTGTCGGTGCCTCCGACCTCGAGCCAGTCGTTGGCGGAGAGGCCAGCGGCGCTGGTGAGCGCCAGGACCTTGACGCCTTCGAGGTGGGCGCCGTTGAGGGTGGTCGAGGTCGTGGAGCCGATTCCGGAGCCCTCGTAGACCCCGAAGCCGTTGGCCACCGGGTCGAAGCGGGACTCGACCTGCTGGGCGGCCCCGGTGGCGAGGCCGAGGAGCTCGCCGCCGACCAGTTCGTTGAGGGTGGGCGGGGCCCAGTTGAGCGTGACCTGGGTGCGCCCCTTGGCGACACCGCTGTTCTGAACGGCAGAAATCGACCCGAGGACCGGGGGTTCGGGGGCGATGATGTCGCTCGGGACGTTCGCGACTACCGCCGCGGAGTAGAGTGATTTCAGGGTTGCCATGTTGCTGACCTCCTTATCGGTGGGGGGTGGGGTTGCGTCACGTGTTGATGACTTGACCTATCTTGTAGTAGTAGTGGGCCCCTGTGATTACGGCCAAGTCTGTCAGATTCGTCACAGGAGGTGTCAGGGAGGACTCGTCCGCGACGCAATTTCCCTGACCGGCTGCTTCCCCGACGGGGGCGAAGTTAGGGTTATTGCTGTCGCGGTGGACCCTGTACCCGACGATGGTGCGTTGGTGCGCGCTTATGTAGGCTGGGTTGACCCCGACCTCCGCGGACATCCGCGTCGCTGAGTTCGACATGAGGAAGTCTTGGCGCAGGTCGCTGTCGGCCGTCTGGGTCCATGACAGCTCGACCTTGGCGACGGGTTCGTCGTCTACATTCGCAATTTTGAACCCCACTGGGGCTTGCGGAATGTATGAGGGCACGAGCTAGGCGCCTCCCTCGAACGTGAGGTCGATCGACCCTTCCTGGGCGATTTCCCACGGTTGGATGTCCACGTTCCCGATGGGTATGGACGTCCGGAAGGTGCCCCTGTCCCCGACGGACATTGGGTTGGACCCGGCCTGGAGAGTGAACGTTACCTCGCCTCCGTCCGAGGTGTACGGTATGTCGACGGTGCCTGTGGCCAGCTGAAGACCGGACACGGTACCTTCGAGGGAGAAGGTTGTGGGGCTCGTCATGACGAGCGTCCACGTCTCTTTCTTGGCTGTGTCCCCTACAACGAAACCCACGACTACGGCGTTGCCGCTCCACACGAGCTTCTTGAGCTGCGGGGAGAGGGTGAATCTGGTGTAGTCGACGTAGTCGACGCCGTCTATGGAGTCGACTAGCCTGTAGATGTCGCTGAGGTGGATGTCGATGTCGAAGTCGCTGTTCTCGCCGTCGAAGGCGAAGAACTCGCTGATGGCAGCGAGGACGGCGGCTTCGACGTCGTCTCGGACGTAGTTGTCTTTGACGTGGACGACGCCGGTGATGTTGATGGGTACGTACTCGGCGTCGACGATTTCTAGGACGTCGTTGACTGGGTTCTTGCTGTCGAGGTAGTCGTGGAGTTGCTCCTTAAGACCGGCGCTTGCCATGCCTCCACCGACGGGGGCTATGTGGAGGTTGACTATCCTGTAGACGCGGGGGCTCTGGGGGATGCAGTTGGCCTTGGCTATCCCGGGGTACTCGATTGCTAGTGCTGTGTAGTCCTCCTCCGTGACGGCTCTGTTGAGCGTGCGGAGGGAGCGAGGGCCCATTACTTTGGCGTTGTCGATGGATTCGGCGTCCTCCCCGCCACTGGCGGCGGCGGGGTTTGTGACGTCGACCGTGATTGGGTTTCCGGAGGCGTATATCGTGCTGACGACTACTATGACGACGCTGTCGCCGACGTTCCCACGTGTGCCGCCTCCAACCCTGTACTCGGAGCGGATTGTGGCCCCGTTCATGGGGACCTTGCCCTGGCCACCGTCGCCGAAGAATATTGTTGCTCTGTCCTCGGAGTCGCGCTGGGTGTTGAAGTGCTTGTCTGTGGCTAGGGACAGGGCTAGGGTGTCTTGGGCGACCCACTCCTCCTCGCCGGAGCCCTCATCGACGAACACGCGTATGGTCCCATCGATGATGCTTTTGGGGGTGAGCTCGCGCGACTGGAACGTCGTTCCGTCGGAGGGGTCGAGGGTCTCGTCCTGGGACTGGCCCTCCGTGGCGGAGGTGGTACCGGTGAGGGAGCCGGCAGGGATGACGAGGTCTTCATCGGTCTCGAATAGGACGGGGGAATCGGAGCCGGAGGTCTGGCAGACCGTGCCCGCCGGGATTGTCACCGGGACGGCTTGGGCCTGGCCCAGGGTGAACCTGAGGTCGACGTTGGAGGGGCTCGCGCTCTTGAGCTCATAGTCGATGAGCTTGAGGAGGTTGATGACGTTCTGGCGGCTAATGGCCGTCGGGAGGAATGCCTCGTTGGCCATGCGGTCGATGTAGAAGTGGAGGCCGTCGGCCAGGTAGGAGAATAGTTCGATGAGACCGATGCCAAGGTCGCTGGGGTTGTGGTCTGTCCACTCCCCGTTGGGGAAATAGAATGGGATTTTGTCGATGAGGTCGTGGACTAGGGCCTCATAATCGCGGGACGAGTAGTCGACCTGGGGAATCCGGAGGGTCTCGGCTGCAGTCGCCATCTTAGCTCTAGACCTCCCCGCGCATCGTCATGTAGTGTGGGTAGACCAAATTGCCCATGCGGTTCGTCTTGAGGAAGCGTACGGTAATCAGTGTGAGGACCTTCCCTGTGGAGGCGTCCATCTCCTGAATGTCGACGCGGACGACCTCGACTCTCGGCTCCCACTTGCCTATCGCATCGGCCACGAAGTGCTTGATTAGCGAGACAGTGGATTCGTCCTGGGGCTCGAATGGTATCTCGTGGAGTCTGGAGCCGAAGTCCCTTCGCATCACCCTGGAACCGACTGGGGTACCGAGTATCTGTTTGATGCTGTCAAAGACGTGCGCCTCTTCTTGGGAGGAGTCCGCACCCGTCTTGCTGAGGCCGCTGGCGGAGAGCGTGAGGGGGAACTTCAGGCCTCGTCCGAGGATGGAAGTATTCGACGCCATTTACTCATGCTTTCTTTTCGGGCTCTTGCGGGGGGAGTGCCGGGGCCTTCTTCTCGGATTTAGGCTTTGGGGAGGGGGATGGCTTGGCGTCTGCCTTCGCTGGCTGCGTCGGCGGATGTTGCTGTGGGGTGATGAGCTTTTCCTGGGCCTCGAACGCTCTGCGCAAAGACTCCGAGCAGCGTAGGCGCTGGATTAGCTTCTCTTTGAGGAGTTTCAGGGTGCGAATCTTCTCCTCATGTTCCTGTGGGCTCCAGTTCTCGACGAGTTCGCTGAGCTCCTCGGAGCGATTGACCAGCATGTCGCGGAGGAGTTCGACGTCGGGGGTGGAGTTTCTCTCGCAGTGGCGGGTGATTTGCTCCAGGAGCATCTGGGCGTCTTCGAGGGACTTGCCCCAGGCGGCTCGCTTCTGCTGGGATTTCTTGACCTTCTCGTCGAGTTTGGAGATGCGCTCGTCGAGCGAATCGATGAGCTTCTTGGCGCTGGCGTCCTCGATGTCGGTGAGGACGTTGATGAACAGCTGGCGAAAGCCGCTGGGGAGTGTCTGGTAGAGGTTGTTGATTCCTTGCATTGTCCTTGGCTCCTCTCGGGAATGTGTGGGCGGATGGGGGGTGTGTTGCGCGCCTAGTTGACGATGTTCCTGCGGCGCAGGACTTGGTCAATCTCGCCTAGGCGGTTGGTGACCTGGGACTGACGGGTGGCTATCTCGGCTGAACGGGCGTCCTTTTCGGCCTGAGTCATTCTAAGGAAGAGTGTGGAGGCCATGCTCGCTCTGTAGAGGACGTCTGTTTCGGATGTTATTCTTGAGGGGAACTTGAGCTCCCCCTTCTCCTTGTCGGAGACGGAGATGTCGAGAGGCTTGAGGATTTCGGTTGTGGGGCTGTTGGACGTTGTGGCGGCGCCGTCGGCTGGTGTGAGGGGTTCCTCGACGGTGGAGGTGTGGGCGACGTACCTGTAGGTGACGTTCACTCTCGACAGCTCCCTGTACGCTGCGCGTTGCTCGTCTATCCCGGCCTGGGCCGTTGCTTTGGCCTCCTCTGACTCGGCGGAGTCGAGCTCGGTGTACAGGGCGTCTAGTGCGGACTCGATTGCCTCCTTCTGAGGCGTGCGTGCGGCGACTACTGTTGATAGGTCGATTGTGCCTTCTGTGGCGTTGACGACGGTGATGTCTGGGGTGCTGATGGAGACGATGAACGGATTCGACAGCTTCTGCTCATTCGGCCTGCTGAAAATCTGGCGGGGCTCCGTGGCCTCGGCTGTGTAGTCCTGGGGGTAGGGTATCAGGGCGCGCCTGCGTGCTTTGACCGCGTCTAGCGACGCTGTTACAAGGCCGAGGGCCACTTCCGCGTTGGCGCGTTCGTCGTCCTGGAGGCGGGGGCCCTGCTCGGACAGCTTTTCCAGGAGCTCCTTCTGGGCCGACAGATTGGTCTCGAGGGAGTCGAGGACGTTTGTGTGGCGGGGGACTCGGTCTGGGCGGTCTGGGTCCTCCGACATGGACGCTAACTCCGCTAGGAGGAGCTGTTGCTCGTCTGTGAGAAGCTCGCGCTCCCCGACCTCGGACTCGGCCATGTGGTCTTCGTTGGCTCTCTCGGCTTGCAGCTCCGTTGCTGCTTTGGCGGAGTCTATGGACTTCTTGGCGTGACCGGTCCCACCCAGGCGGTTTAGGCGTAGGTTGATGGCCCTGTCCATCTCGTCGTAGAAGTGCTTGGCCTTGTCGCCGATGGGGCCGATGAGGGCTGAGCGGGCCTCTAGCGCGGCTTTACGGGCGGCGATTTGCGCCAGGCGCGTGGCGTCCGGGAGGGACAGGGAGAGGTTTGACTTGGCCGTGAGAGCTGCGGATTTGGCTTCGTCCTCATGGCCTTGATGGAGCTCCAGCTGCTCTATTTGCTTGTCCAGGGTGTTGTGCTGCGCGGCGACAATGTCCTGGCGGAGTGTCTCATTTAGAGCTGTGTCGACGGTGAAACCTATGTCGACGCTCTCACCGGCGGCCGGGGGGCTGTTGAGGGTGACGACTCCGTGGAGGGCGTCCGTGACGGAATAGGCCGATGGGTTGAGGGTGACGCCGTCTACTTTGACCGTGACTGGTTGGAGGACGTCTATTGACGCCGGTACGGAGAAGTCGACTCGGGAGGCGTCTCCAGAGCCGACATTGCCGACCGGACGGATGGGGTCCATTGTGAAACCGATGTTGTAGGCTTCGGCGTCGAGGACTTGGAACTCCCCTCCTCCGATACTCGAGAAGGACTGTAGGTCCTTGACTTTTAGAGGCTCCATCACTCCTGTCGGGAGGAGGCGGCTGGGGTCGGCGCCGGCGCTCATCTGGATTTCGTCTTCGTTGACGAGGGCTCCGGCCTCGATGCCCATGGCCCAGCGGTTCTCGGTCTCGAACATCCGGACCTTGCCTGTTGCGGCGGAGCCGAATACTTCGAAGATGTTGTCTAGGAGCGCGAGGTCGGCGGAAATCTTGGCCATGAGCTGGACTTGGAGGGCGAGGCCGACACTGAGCTTGGGAAGCTTGATGCCGACACGTGCCCGAAGCTCGGGGATTTTGTACGAAGGGAAGTTGCCCATGGTCTGGTGCGCTCCCTATGCCGAGAATGTCGTCGGACTGCCAGCGGTCGAGGAGGTGGCGTCGCAGTCGTCGGCACCACCGACTATGCCGACGAGGAAGCCGTCGGCGAACATCGCCATTGCTCCGGCGATAATCAGGGCCGGAGGGGCGGGCTTGCAGCGGCAGCAGTCTATGTCGGCACCAACGCGGGCTATTGGTATGCTGTCGGCGAAGGTGGTCGGACTGCCCGTGAGTACGGAGCAGCAGGATGTGGGGTCGCCGACGCGGCTTACCGAGGGCATTCCTTCGGCCTCTCTACGCAGTACAGCTCGGCCTTGCCCGTGGGGCCGATTCGTATCTCGACGTGGGCGGGGACCCTAGAGGGTGTTCCTCCTCCGGATGCCAGCACACACCCTCTGCAGGAGTCTCGCATACTCCGGCAAATCCTCAGGACCTCTGAGACCAGGACTATGTCCTCGGGCATCGTGTTCCTCAGAAGTGCTGGTTGTTTCCGCTTGTGTCGGTTGTTCCAACTCCGCTTGTTCGGTTGATGGGACCCTGGGGGACGAGCTGCTTGGCGCCTCCAAGACCGTTGACTTGTTGGATGAGGTCTCCATCTATGATTTCCTTTTTGTCTCCCTCGACGTGGACCGTGTAGTTGCCGCGGACATGAAGGGTGGCATCGCCCTCGATGGCGACGTCGTGGTTGCCTATGACGTGGAGCTGGTCTTGGACCAGGACCAGGGTGTAACGCCCAAGGGTGACGCGCTGGACGACCTGACCCATTGGGTGGAACTCTAGGAAGGAGCCTCTCGGGTGCCAGAGGTGGATGCGCTCTCCGAGAGGGGTGTCGTCGATTTCTATGGTTATTCCGCCCCGTGTCTTTATGACCTGGTTATCCGGGTACACGGCGCGAAATGGAGGGGCGGGTTCCTTCATGACCGAACCGTCCGCTTTGATGGCGATGTCGAGGCCTTTCGGAGGAAGCGCGGTGATGTCGGGGATTCCTTGGGCGAGGAGCGGAGTCTCGGCGACGCCTTGCGGCTCGCTCCAATAGACACCCGTCCAAATCGGACGGCAGGGGTCGCCGCTCTCGAACTCCATCCACACGTTCATGCCGACGTTGGGGACGCTTATCTGGCCGGTGTTCATCGCACCGCCATAGGGGGCGGCGCATGGGTACGCCCAGTCGGTGGGGTCGGTGACGAAGCCGACCTCCTCTACTAGCGCCTTGATGCGTCCGAGGCGCTTGGGGTCCATGTTGTCGAAGACGACTCCGGCGTACTTGCCGTAGAATCTGCGGTCGTCGCGTGGGGGTTCGCGGGTCATGTGCTCTCCCCGGAGCCGCGCCTGTTGCTGATTTCGAGGTCTTCGACCTGGGCGACGGCCTCCTGCGGGCTTTCGGCGAGGACGTTGTCGCGGGAGGGTACGGGGCGTGCTGTGCCCGAGGAGCTGCTCTCGCGGACGACGACCGGCTTCGAGGGGGTGAGTTCCTTGAGGGCGGAGGACTTGAGCCACAGGCGGGAGGTGTAGAGTGTCTCCTCGCGCTTGTCGATGATGTGCTGGCTCCGGAGCATGAGGTACTTTCCGGAGAGGTGTCCGATGCCCTCGATTGTGACGAGCTTCCCGGCGTCCAGGTCGGGGTCGCCCTGGGCTGTGGCCTCGGCGGTGATGGCCCACTGACCGGCCTTGCCCATGGCGCTTGTCTGCAGAACGGACTCGGGCAGGTCGACGGCGTGGCCCTCGTTGGAGGGGTACGTTGTTGGCGGGAGGGCGCCTGGGTTGGCGATTGAGCTGACCAGGCGCGTCTGGCCGGCGCCCATCTGGGCGATTGTCGGTAGGTCGGGCTCGCCCAGATAGGACCACATGACCGGGAGCTTCCGGAGTTTGTCTCTGTTGGTCTGGATTACCGTTGTTCCCGCACGGAATAGCTGGGACTTGACTGTGAAGCTGCGGACTGTGGAGGCGCTCTTCTGGGTGTGGTAGCACAGCACTCGGGAGCAGTCGTCCGGGAGCGCGGCGTGGAAGTGGAAGTTGCCGCGCTCGACGTAGACCTGGAACCCGTACAGGCGGGCGCGCTGCTTGAGGAAGTTGATGTCGCTGAGGCCCATCTGGGCGATGTGCGGGTACCTGCGTATTGTGGGCTCGATGATTGGAAGGAGTCCGTACTCATTGCAGATGAGGAAGGCGACCTCGGAGTCTGTGAGGTTCTGGAAGACTCGGCGCTTCTCGGACTCGGCCATGATGATGGCCTCGCCCTTGCCGGTGACTAGGATGCGGGGGCTCCCATAGGCTGGGAAGTCGTGGCGGGGTTCGTCGAGGATGAATGTCCCTAGGAGGCGGAGTTTGTCGGGGTAGCCGACCCAGACCTCCATTTTCGACTTCTCCAGGAACATGAGGTCGCTTGTTAGGCGGAAGTCTTTGTTGAGGAATGAGACGCAGGCTATGGGGGCGACGTCGCAGGACTGCTCGACGAATATTCGGTCGATGTAGGCGTTGTATCCTTGCCAGTCCATCGACAGGCCTTCGAGCTTGACCTGGTAGACGGCTCGGCTGCGTAGCTCGCCCATCGTCGTCTGGGACCTATCGCTTCGCGAACTCGGCCACTTGTGGTATCAGGAGTTTCTGGCCGACCGCGAGGTTGAACGGGGACGCGAGGCCGTTGATGTCGGCGATGAGCCACCACAGGCGTGTGGTGCCGCTGTAGCGGTAGGCTATTTCGTCGAGCTCCTCGCCTTGGCTTACAATATGGACGCGGAAACCGCCTTCCATGTCGTCCTGGGCCAACGTGGCCCGGGAGTGGAGCCATACGCGGGACTCCCCTTCGCGGCGGATTCCCGTGTAGGGGGTTCCCCTGTAGCGGCTCCCTCTGAAAATCATCCTTCGACGCCTCCGGCGCTCTTGTATCCAGACTCCAGCCCTTGCTCGAAGGGGCTCTTGTCCTGCTTGGATGCTATGGCGGGTTCGCCGCTTGTCCTGGGGCCGGCGGCCGCGGAGGAGAGCTCCTCGGGGGTGTCGACGTACTGGGCTAGCTCGACGTCGACAGTGGCTCTGGTGGGCTCCATCGTCTGCGGCTTGAACATCTGCTCTTTGATGTCGAAGTTCGTGAGGACGCACCGGAATGGTGCTCGGCCGCCGCGGAGGAGTAGTAGGACTGGCGGTGTTGCGGCGTCGGAGCCTTCCTTTGTTGATTGGCCGACAGGGCTGGCGCTCTTGAAGAGCCAGTCGAGGGCCTGGGAGACCGTCTGGCGGATGGGTTCGCGTTGGCCGAACTCGTTGAGGAAAAGACTGAACTTAATGTTCCGACCTTTGCCGCCTTTGTAGGTGAGGGTGGGTAGGGCCGTGCCGGCGCCACTGGCGTCTTCCGCGGCCCAGTCGGCGGAATAGCCGTCGCTCCACTCGGTGGGGTTGTAGTGGAAGAAGAGGGCGTCTCCTGGGTCCGCCTCCTTGACCAGGCGGGCTCGCTCTCGGGAGACGGTTGTCGCGTCGGGCATGCTCGTCCTTCCAGAGGGGAGGTTACGGTGTTGTGGCTAGGCGGAGGGGCATCTCGAAGGAGCGGGCGCTCTCCTCGGCCTCGTATTCCTTGATGACGCGGAAGACTTCGCGGCCGTCTATCGAGACGGGTACGGTGACGCGAAGGCGTAGGCCTACGCCGCCTCCGCGGCCGAGCGGGATGACGGCTTCGGGGCCTCTCTCGCCGATGAGGGCGCGGGTGGGTGATGTGACCACACCGCCCTCGGCCATGGCGACTTCTTCCGGGGCTGCCGAGGGCCCCTTGGCGGCGACCTCGACCTTGTAGTCGGCCTTGATTGACTCCAAGGACTTGGGGAGGAGGAAGTCTGGAATCTTGGAGATTATCTTGCGGACGAAGTTCCAGAGGGCGTTTATGGCGGTCATTATGGAGTCTTTGATGGCGTTGATGGGGTTCATCACGACGCCGAACAGGGCGGAGTATATGTTCGTGATGAACTCGAAGGCCTTCTTGAAGGGCCAGATGAGGGCGTTCAGGATGCCCTTGCCGACAATCTTGATGGCGTCCCAGAGGGCGGCGAAGGCTTCGCCTGGGGCGGAGATTATCCAAACTATGGCCTTGATTCCCTCTGTGATGGCGCCAACGACCCACGTGATTACGCTGACGAGGAAGCTCAGCATCTTGCTGAACCGGCCGAGGAAGAATCCGACCACGAACCCTGCGACCCACAGAACGGCATTGAAAATCTTCTTGAAGACCGCGAACGCGGGGGCGAGGGCCTCCATGAGGGAGTCCCAGGCGACCTTCAGCTTGTCCCACGCCGCGCGGAGAGGGGCGAATATCTTCGTCAGGATTGAGCCGCCGGAGCTGAGCTTCTTGAAGTTGCGGTACAGGAAGACCGCGGCGGCTATCAACGCCCCGAGCGGCCCTAGCGCTATCAGGATGGCGTAGCCGAGGTAGCGGACCCACTTGCACGTGGAGCCCGTGGCCTTGACTGCGAGGGCGGCTACTGCGACGAAGGCGACTATCGCGAGGACTATTAGTCCGATGGGGTTCGCGTACATCGCGATGTTTAGGAGCCACATCGCGGCCTTCCACAGGAGGGTCGTGATTGTGGCGCCTCTGGCGGAGGCCGCTGCCGCGCGTGTGGCGGCGGCCTGGGCCCACGTCGCGGCTGTCGCCGCTATCTTGCCGGGGATGGAGGCGATGGTGGCTGCTGTGTCGCGAATCCTCGCGACTAACCCGGACCAAATGGCTCTGGTTAGGCCACCCTGGGCGACCATGTCGGCGTAGGTGGCGGTTGTGACGAGGCCGAGGTTCTTGGCGTAGAGGTACGCCTCCATCCTGGCCTTGCGGAAGTTGAATGTTAGGAGCCAATAGGCTACGCGAGCTAGGCTGGTGCCGGCTGCGTTGGCGAGGATGGACTTGGTGAGGAAGCCGACGGCTACCGAGGCCATGCCTACGGCGCCACCGACTAGGAGGATGGTGCCGACTAGTCCCGTCATCGCGGCTACGGCGGCGAGGATTGGGCCTGGGATTTCCATGATTATGGACAGGAACCACGTGAAGGCGGAAACTATCTTGGTGACGACAGGGAGTACGAACTTGCCGATTGTGGCGCCGACATTGAACAGGTTTGCTTTGAGCTCGGCCATCTTCATGGCGAGGGTGCCAGACTTCTGGTCGAATTCCTCCTGGAGGGCTGTGCCAGCGTTGAAGGCGCCACTGGCGGACGCGAGGCTCTCGGCGAGGGTGTCGCTGGACGCGGCCATACCAAGGACGAGGCCTTTCGTCTTGTTTGATGCCAGACCGAGACGCTTCAGAGTGGCGTCGACCTTCATCTTGTCGACGCCTTTTAGGGACTGGAAGAACTTGGCCATCGCCTGGGCTGGGTTTTCCTTGACGAGGGCTTTGTACTGGGGGACCGTCATCCCGAGCTGCTTCGAGAAGGCGCCAATCTTGCCGCTGTTGGCCATGAGGGCGAGGATGTTCTGGAGTCCCATGGCGCCTTGTTCGAGGGGGATTCCCAGTTTGTTGAGGCCTGAGGAGAAGGCGGCAGTCTCGGCGAAGGTGAGACCCATCGCCTTGGCCATCGGCCCGAGCCTGACAGTCATGGCGAGGATTTCGCCCTCGGTGACGTCGGTGGTTTGGGCGAGGTGGGTGAGGACCGACGCCAGCTTGTCGGCGTTCTGGGGGAGGTCGATTCCGTAGATGGCGGATAGGCGTGCGAGGCCCTGGATGGCCTGGGGCCCGGAGAGGTCGGCGGAGATTCTGGAGAGCTTGGCCGCCGTAGTGGACAGCTTCTCGATTCCGGCGGCGCCCATGTTGGTCTCGCGCCCGACTTTGGCGGCGACCACGGCAATGGCGCCGAACTGGTCGGCGGACATGCCGAGGGAGCCAGATAGTTTGGTTACTCGGCTCTGGAGGGCGTCCATGTCGGCGCCGACTATGCCGCTGGCCTGGCTGACGTCCATCATGACGGACTGGACGTTGGAGGCGGCGTAGGCTGTTGCACCGAGGGCGGTGAGCATGCCTCCGCCGGCCGCCATCGCGCTGGCGCTGAGGTTGAAGGCGTTCTGGAGGGCTTTGTTCTTGTTGACGGCGGCGTCGGTCGTTTTGTTGAGGCCCTGCATGGCGGAGTCGGCGGCGAATACAGGACCGGACAGCTTGTCCTTGAGGGACAAGAGGATGCCTATTCCGATTACGCGGTCTAGTGCCACGTTGGGCGCCTCACTTCTTGCCGGAGGCCTGCTTCATCGAGGCCTCTAGCGCGTCCTGGTGTTGCCTGCACTTTGTGGCCCACCGCTCTAGGTCGGCTATCGGCATGTCTAGGATTCCGCCGGGCTCGCACTGGAGTGTCATGGCGATGAGCCAGGCTTTGTCGTCGACGTCCGTCCAGCCGGGGAGCTCTCGCTCGACGTCCTTCTGTTCGACCTCTACTGCGGCGAGCCCACTGAGAAAAAATCGGCGCCCATGATTACCATGGGGACCTTCATCCCGCAGGAGTGGCACTCGACCGTGCTCGACATCTCGGGACCGGGGAGCTCCTCGGACCACCTGGAGGAGAGCTTGTCGTTGGTGGCCCAGTCCATGTCGTCGAGGGCGTCGCGCTCGGGCTTGGCGCCGTTGAGTTCGAGTAGGCACCTGGCCATCAGGGCCATCGCACCCTCGATGGGGTTCTTCTTGATTAGGTGGATGACGGAGGACTCATCTTCTCCGTTGGGGATGAGGAGGGCGGCTTTAAGCTTGAGCTCCGGGATGGCGACGCGTTGAATGAGTCTCCGGGCGTTTCCCTCGCCATGGAACTCGATTTTGGTGAGCTCCCGACTGGGGATTGTGGAGATGTCGAGCTCGACCTCGTTGTTCTCCTTGCAGTGGGGGCACTGCACGTTGGTGGAGAGGTCGTTGCCCATGCTGTTGGCGCGGAGCTGGAGGATGATGTGGTTGCGGTCGGCGCAGGTTAGGAGTCCGGCCAGGCGCTGTGGGGCCATATCTGTCGGAGTTCCGGGGAACTCGACTATGGTCGAGGCGATGAGGTTGGTGACGAGCTTGCTAGGGTTCTGCTGGTACTTGGCTTCGCCGAGCATCTTCCTATCGCGGCCTGTGAGGCGTCGGATGGTGAGCTCTTGGTGGCGGCCGTCTTCGGCGTCGAAATAACCGACTGGGAGGGTGACGGGGTCTGTGGGTGTGGTCGGCGGAGTTGCTGGCATGGGCGGTGGCCTCCATTCTCCGGATTCCCTTGTTCCCCGGTTGGGGGTAGGGAATGTCGGCCCATTTAGGTGTGGGGGAGGGTCGTTGCTCGGGCGCTCGCTCGGGCGTCCCACCCCGGAGGAAAACGCTGTCCCCGGGAGGGCTGTGGTGGGGAAGGGTTGGCCTTCTCCCCCACCACAGGTCCCGGGGGCTTAGTTTGTGTGTTGGTGCGTCCTGGGGCGCTCGGTTACTTGAGGGGGATGATTCCCTCGTTCGCGAGGACCAGAGTTTCGAGCAGCACGTCGGAGCTGCCTGCATCGAGGTCTCCGTGCTCGAGTCTCCGCGGCCAGGCGTCCACCACTTTCCACGACTTGCGTCTCTCGTTCTGGTAGTCGTGGAGGTCGATGATGACGGTTCGACGGAATGAGGGGTCGGGTTCGCCGACGCCCTTCTCCACGTCGATGACCTGGTTGCGCCAGGTCTGGAGGTCGTCGTTGAGGCACTTGCCTCGGGCGAGCGAGATGTCCTCGAAGGTTGAGATGCCGGGGATTTTGTGGCTGTGGGCCCCGTCGATGCCTTCGCGGTACTCGGTGACCTCCGTCTCACTGTTGAGTCCGGACACCGTACGGAATCCGGCGCTGACGAAGTTGTTGGGCTCGCAGGTTACCCGAAACCGGAAACCGCGGAGGGGGTCTACCCTCTTGCCCGACTTCGCACTTACTGAGCTTTCGCCCATGAGATGTTACCTCCCTCCGAGGGGTTCAGTTTTCTGTGTGCACGGAGAGCGCTGGAGTTACACGTTGGAGGGGCTACGACAGCTCCTCCACCAGCCTCCCACCGTCGAACCGAGTGACCTCGAAGATTACGAACTCGGCCGTTCCGGTTATGTTGACGCCGACCTTCGTCTGGCACTTCCCGAGGTCGACGCCGCTCTGCGGGTTGGTCTCCGCGTCGCACTTGACGAAGTAGGCCCGGCTCTTGTCGCCACGCGGGGCGAGGGCGCCGGACCTCCAGGTCTCGTACAGGAACGCCGAGACGGCGACTGTGACGCGCCTCCAGAGGTCCTCGTCGTTCGGCTCGAACACCGCGAAGACCGCGTTGCGCCGGATGGTCTCCTCGATGTAGTTGAGCGTTCTGCGGACGTGGACGTAGTGGCGCTGGTCTTTGACGGACCAGAGTGTCCGCTCGCCGAAGACCCGGATGCCCCGGCCGGGGAACGGGCGGATGACGTTGACGCCGATGGGGTTGAGGATGTCTTGGGCGGCGTCGTAGTCGATGTCCTTGCCGTCGGTCGTGAGACCGAGGGCGGTGCGGACGCGCTCGTTGGCGGGGGCCTTATGGACGCCTCTGTTGACGGCGACGTCCGCGTAGATGCCGGAGACGAACCCGTCCGGGGGCAGTGTGAGCATCCCGGTGGACTGGGGGTCGTTCACGACGATCCACGGCCAATAGAGCGCGGCGTAACTGGAGTCGATGTTGAGCGTCCGCTTGCGGTACTCCTCGGCCTCCTCGACGGTGTCGACGTAGACCGGGCATGACAGGATGGCCATGCACTTGACGGTGCGGACCTCGGCGTAGTTGGCGAGGGCGACCTGCACGGAGACGGTCGTGACGCCGGGGCACGAGATGAAGTTGACCTCGTCGACGGTGTCGAAGAGGTACATCCCGCTCTTGGCGTTCGGGGCCTGGCTTCCGATGTAGTCGTCATCGTCGGGGGTGGAGCCGTCGTCTCCGTCGACGAGGAACTGCGGGGCTGTCAGGAAGGGGAGCCGGAGCTCCTCGGCGCTGACGGCGTCCTGGTCCTCGGCTATGACGTAGACGCTGGCATTGGCGCGGCCGGCGAGCCGGACGTCGACGTGGTCGGTGTTGTTCTTCTCCTGCATCGAGAGGAACTCGTGGGTCTCGACGAGGACACCGGAGTCGAAGACCTGGAGTGTGAACTCCTGGCTGACGGCCACGGCGCCGGCCGCTATCGTGGAGCTGAGTGTGACGGCGTCGAAGAAGACCGTGTTGCCGCTGACTCTGCTGACGATGACGGTGGCGTTGGCGAGGGCGGCGGCGATTGTCAGGACTGTCCCTTCGACGATGTTGCGGGTGTCGTCGAGGGTGACCTGGGTGCCGCCGGTCGCGAGGGCCGACGCGGTCTTGGTGCTGGTCTTGTGTGTGGTGACCGTGGCGACCACGCTTGTGGCGGCCAGGATTGTGGCCGCGAGGGTGATGGCCTTGAAGGTGATTTTCTTGTCCGTCGTGTTGACGGTCAGGACAATCACCGCGGTTGTGGTTGTTCCGTCGGTGATTTTGACGACGTCACCGACCGCGATGCCACGGACGCTCGTGAGCGTCGCCTCCGTCGCCCCTGTCGCGAGGTTCGCGTCGAGGGCGGCGGCGAACTTGAGGGTGTTGAAGCTGAGGCCGTTGCCCCAAGCGCCCGGGTTGGCGGCGTAGAGCTTGAGTGTGTCGGCGGCGACCATGTCCTTGGCCGTCGCTTCGGCGAGCTCCGCGTCGTCGGCGGCGATGCGCGCGATGTAGGCGCGCTTGCCTCCGCAGTCGAAGAAGCCTCTGACGGCGTGGGCAAGGTAGTTGTTGCGGTAGACGTCGCCGTACTTCCTGATGAACTCGGTGTAGCTCCCTACGAAGCCGGCACTCTGCAGCGGGCCTTTCTTAGCCACGCCGATGAATCCGGCGGTAGAGACGCCCACACCTTCGAATGTCGGCGGTACGTCGAACTTCTCGATGACGTACACGCCGGGGTGAAGGATTTCTACCATGGGAACGTTCCTCCTCTTGATGGGATTCCGGTGGGCGCGACTACGTCATGGGGCGGTGTGTGCTCCCCATTGGCGCTGAGGCGCTCAGAGGAGTACTCGTGCCTGCCGGTCAGCTGACTTCCGTGAGGCGTGCCTTCCCGCTGGTGACGAGTTTGGTGATGGCCGCGCACTGGGACTCTTCCTGTGTGAGTTCGCGGCTCACCTCTCTCGGCGCCAGATGGAGGCTCTCGCCCTTCTCGGGGTCGATGTCGACTGACAGGGGAACCCGTTCGAGGTTCTTGAGCCTGAATGTCGCCACGAGCTTTTCCTCCTGTTTTGTTCCACGTGGGGGTTGTTTCTGGGTGGTCTAGCCTCGTCCGCCGTATGGCTGTTGCCCTTGTGGCATGGGCTCGGCTGACACCCCGACCTCCTCCACCATCCGCCTGGTCTCCGGCTCGTCGAGCCAGAAACGACCGCTGACGTTGAAGGACGTCGTCTTGGCGTGCACCCCAGTACCCATTACTGTCGTATCCTCTACGGGTACGAGGTCTGTGACTAGGAGGGCCTCCCCATTGGCCTCGGACGTCACGGACCTGTGGTACTGGAAGAGCCTGGCTAGGGCTTGCGCCATCGCCAGTGCTTCATGCTCTCGTTTGGCCTGGCAGACGACACGAGTCGTCACGGAATTCCAGACCGGGCGATTCCTAATTTTGGCGACGTATGTCGCCACGTTCGGTTCGAGCTTCCTGTCCCCGAGCCTCATCTCCCGGAGTTCTTCGAGGCGGGGGTTCATTATGATGACCGCGGGGTTGTGCGAGACCTGGAAGTCCTCATCCACCGCGATGAAAACCGGCGCGGTGCAGAGGAGTATGGCCTCGAGTATGTCTCCCGCTGTCGGTGTGGCGGACAGATGGACCGTTGTGCCGACTCTGTGGGAGAAGATGTTCGTTGTGCGCTGGGGGTCTTTGGTCAGATTGAACGCGGACTCCACCCCGGCGATTGTGAAGTCCGACTCTACAGTTAGCTGTACCGACGCGGTCTCCGCGGCTTCCCTGTAACGGATTCGCGCTTGGAGGCCGTTCTCTATGTAGTGCTTGAGGGTGAGTTTGATGTCGTCCTCGAAGTCGAAGGTGGCTTCGTAATGGACGGATAGTTTCAGGAACCGGGGGGTGCTGTTTTCGAAGCTCGTTAGTTTGACCCGCGGCGTCAATGTCTTTCCGCTGAGCGGGAGGAATGTGAGATTTGGGAGCCCCTCGTTGAGGGATTCGATGTCGTTCCACTCTGTGTCGTCGGCTGGGGTGACCCAATCGGACCCGTTCCAGAACAGGAAGGTGGCGCCGCCGTCTCGGGAGACGCGGAACCTGACTGTTCCTAGGGCACCGTCGTTTGTCTCGGCGTCGAGTTCGGCGCCGTGCATGGATACGAGGGCTCTCGGTTTCCACTCGGGGAGTGTGAATATGGCGCTGGCGCTGACGGCGCCTTTGGCGCTGTAGGAGCCTCCGGAGTCGGCTCTCCGCAGCCAGGCTCCGTCGAGTGCGGATAGGACGAGCTCCTCGTCGTCCCAGATGTGTCCTGGGCCAGAAAGGTCCCAGAGTTTAGTGGGCATTCCTTAGCTTGACCTCCTCTGTGAAGAAGGAGTAGTCGATATCTCCGGGGGTTGTGTTGTGGACGGGGACGTCCTCGCGGAAGACGAACTGGCACGAGTCGAATAGCTTGACGGCGATGAGTTCGGAGCAGCAGAAGCCCTCGGGGAATTCATGTGCCTCGACCGCACGGAACTTATTCGTGGCGTAGAGGATGAATAGGCTGCGGATTAGGCGCCAGTCGTAGGGGAGACCTATGAGACGTTCGGCCGCGGATACTGCTGTGTCGACCTCCGCTGGTGTGAGAGTTTTGACTCGTTCTATGCGGCATTTGCGTGGGTCGCATAGGGCGAACTCGGACTGCTTTGATAGGTGGACTCCTCCGGACGGCGTGGACTCTAGGATGAACTCGTCGTCGACTACCCAGGCGGCATGGCTCCACCACGAGCGGGTGACGGAGCGTATCATCATCGGAATCGGGCCGGGGGAGTGGAATAGGACTATGTCGCCACGTTGGAGGCCGTGCATCTGGGCGTTCTCCTTTTGTGGCGGAGTTCTTCTTCGTTGGGGTGTGCTGCGCTGGGGAGGTGGCTACTTGCCGGCGGCCTTCTTGTCGGCCTCGACCTTCTCCTTCATGCGGCGTTCGATTTCTTTGTTGTCGACCTGAGGGGTGACTTCGTTGGGCTTCTTCTCTTCTGGCATGGGCGGAGGACCTCCTCTAGGGGGTGTATGTCCGGAAGTTGTAGCTGGGGCGGATTGTGACGCCGACGGAGCCGACGCTGACGTAGCGGACTCGGACGTAGATTCCGGCGGGGATCAGGGCTCCGTCGTTGGTGAGGAGTTCCCAATGGCCGTTGGGGGAGACGTACTCGTGGTCGACGAACTTCTTGAGGACCGTGCCGGCGGGGAACAGGATGCCGTCTTTGTCGACGACCTCCATCTCGAGGTAGTCCCCGTCGGCGGCGTCGGGGCCGATGTCATAGCGGCCACCACACAGGAGGAGGTTCGCGTTGAACTTCTCCTCCCACACGTTCTCGACGCCGGGGCTGGCGCTGTATCGGAATCCGCGGCGGAAGAAGTTCTTGCCGTCGAGGTTCTGGAGGTCGACGAGCTGGACGTGCAGCGGCTCCGTGGACTCGGGGGTCGGGGCGCCATCGTGGGAGGTGACTACGACACGGATGCGCTCCTCATCCTCGGGGGAGGGTTGGGCGCTGAAGGTGAGGGTTAGGACGTTCTCGGCCGCGTCGATGTGGCCGAGGGGGGTGGGTAGAGAAAGGGCGTCGACCTCGGCCTGGAGCTTCGCCGGATTGACCCGGGCGTTGGGGAGGTCGTTGAGGATGGAGTAGCTCAGTGTCCCGGGCATCGGCTAGACCCTCCTGATTGAGAGGCGGGCTCTCTTTATGCTGCACGTCTGACCTGCGGCGGCGGCGAAGTCTACGTCTAGGGTGTGGACTCCGGCGGACAACGGCACGCGGCGGTAGCCGCCTACGGCTGTGTACTCGCCGGCTGTCGCGTTGGTTCTGGTGTGGTTGGCGGCCTCGGTGGCGTCTATCATGACCCGGCCGTAGGCGATTTTGCTGTTGCCATCGGTCGTGAGCTCGTAGTAGAAGGTGACGTAGTAGTCGCCGGCTTTGAGGGATGGTGTCGTGACGCGGAGCTTGTTCGTGAAGGCGACGTTTGTAGTCTGGGAGATGCCGTCGCTCTCTCCGGCGGAGATGATGGGAAGGTCGGAGATTCGGACCCACTGGGCGGCGCCTGTCGCGGCTGAGGTGCACGCGTAAAGGACGCCGTCATACGCCCACAGCGAGCCGAGGGCGTAGCCTTGGGAGTCGTCGTTGGCCGTGGTGGGCTCGGCTTCGGCGTCGAGATTGTTGAGGACCTCGTCGTCGGCTGCGCGCTCGACTGTCGCTGTGCGCGAGATGTTTATCTCGTGGACGGGGTTCGTGGGGCACAGCGTCGGCTGGGACGTGGCCCAGACGTAGACGTAGGCCTCCTCGGTGTTGCACCAGATTCGGTAGCGCTTGAGGAGAGGCATCGCTCGTTGTCCTCTTGTCTCTCTAGTACAGGTTCATTGAGTGGACGCGGGGGTTGCTGTCGCTGGGGGAGTCTTTCATGACCTGGAGCTCGAGGAGTGCCTCGCCGGCGGGGAGGTTCTCGAGGGTCGAGTCGGTGAGGATGGCAGGCTCCTGCGCCGTCCAGGACACCTGGGCGAGGGTCTGCTTGTTTGTTACGTCGTAGAGGCGGGCACGTGCCGTGCCGACGGCGCCTACGCGGGAGGCGACTAGCTTCATCTTCGTGGGGGTTACGACTGCCGTCCCGGGGAACTGGAACTGGGCCAGTACCTCCCAGGTGGTCGCGTTGGATTGCACGAAGGGGTTGCCGGCGTTGAAGAAGTGGAGGTTGCCTCCAAGGCCGAGGCCTGTCGCGCCTGCGGCTCCGGTGGCGCCTGTGGCTCCGGGAACTCCCTGGATTCCTTGGATGCCTTGGGGGCCTTGGTCTCCTGTGTCGCCTTTGTCCCCCTTGTCTCCTTTGGGGCCGGCGGGACCTTGGATTCCCTGGATGCCCTGGAGGCCTTGGTCTCCCTGCGCGCCCTTGGCGGCGAGGAGGTCCCAGTAGGTTCCGTTTGGTGGGGCCTGGTTTGTGTGGGCGGACTTGCAGACGTAGGAGGAGCCGTCCTTCTCGACGGCGTCGTCGGCGACGTAGTTGGCTCCGGAGGACCAGAAGCCGAGCCAGTTTAGGCCGGCGGGGCCTTGGGCCCCGGTGGCGCCGGTGTCCCCGGTGTCGCCTTTGTCGCCCTTCGCCCCTGTGGCTCCAGGGTCTCCTTGGTCTCCCTTGGGGCCGGTCGCTCCTGTGGCCCCGGTTGCTCCGACGTCGCCTTTGGCGGCTAGGACGTCCCAGTAGGTTGCATTGGGAGGGGCCTGGTTGGTGTGGGCGAGTTTGCAGACGTACGAGGAGCCGCCATAGGAGATGGCGTCGTCGGCGACGTAGTTGGCGCTACCGGACCAGAATCCTAGCCAGTTTAGGCCGGCTGGGCCCTGGACGCCGGGGTCTCCCTGGTCGCCTGTGTCGCCTTTGGGGCCGGTGTCCCCGGTGTCTCCCTTGGCGCCGGTGTCGCCTGTGTCACCCTTGGGGCCGGGAACACCTTGGATGCCCTGGATTCCCTGGGCGCCTTGGTCTCCCTGGTCGCCTTTGTCACCTTTGTCGCCCTTATCGCCTTGGGCGCCCTTAAGGGCGAGGGTGTTCCAGTAGGTGGCGTTGGGAGGGGCGTTGCCTACGTTGCCGAGTATGCATACGTAGGATGTGCCGCCGTACTCGACGGCGTCGTCCGCGGCGTAAGTGACGCCTACGTTCCAGGCACCTCTCCACACGAGGCCGACGTCGCCTTTGTCCCCTTTGTCTCCCTGCGGGCCTGGATTGCCTTGGATTCCTTGGGTGCCGGGGATTCCCTGCGGTCCTGGGACTCCCTGGATGCCCTGGATTCCCTGGTCGCCTTTGTCCCCTTTGTCGCCCTTGGGGCCGGAGGGGCCCTGGATTCCCTGGTCGCCTTTGTCGCCTTTGGCACCGGTTGCTCCGGCGTCCCCCTTGGAGGCCAGGAGGTCCCAATATGTGAGGTTGGGGGGTTCCTGGTTGGTGTGTGGGGCGATGCAAATGTAGGAGGTGCCGTTACGGACTACGGCGTCGTCGACGACGTAGGCGTTGGCCGAGGACCATGGGCCTCGCCACTCGACCCCGTCGTCGCCTTTGGGGCCGGGAATGCCTTGGATTCCCTGTATTCCTTGGGCTCCCTGGGTGCCTTGGTCGCCCTGGTCTCCCTTGGGGCCAGGGATGCCTTGGGGGCCGGGGACACCCTGTGTGCCCTGGGGGCCTGGGCCCCCTTGGTCTCCTTTGGCTCCGGGCGGACCTTGGGTTCCTTGGTCGCCCTTGGCCCCCTCGCTCATCTTTACCCAGGTGCTGGTGGCGCCGTCCCACGAATAAACCGAATCCTCGTCGAGGACGACGCGGCAGTCGCCGTCTACGTTGCCGACGGCGGGTAGACTGGTGAAGGTGGCGACGGTCTCGAGCCAGTTGACGGCTGAGCCGCCACCTCCGCCTGAGGGTGGCCAGTAGATGCCCATCTAGCGCTTCCTCTTGGTGGGGTGGGGAAGTGTGGGGGGTTCGTTAGACTACGGCGTAGGCCTCGACCGTGACGTCCGCTATGCTGCCCTTGATGGAGAACTCGGAGATGGAGACGTCCTCGTTGAACTGGCCGCCCAGCTTTGGGAGCGTGAGCCAGTTCGCCCCATCGAACGAGAGGAGCAGCGTGCCTGTGCCGTGGGTGTTGACGACGACGAGGCGCTGGCAGGTGGTGCCAATCTTGATGAGGACGGGGTCGACCCCGACCTTCCCGCCAGGGATGACGATGTGCTTGGGGGCTCCTGGGAGCATTGCGGGGTCCTCCTTGCGTTATCCGATGAGGCCATCGACGAATCTTAGTGTGGCGTCCTGAAGTATTTCTTGGACCTGGGGCTCGGCTTTCTTGAGCGCTGGACCGAAGAATGGCCGCGCGGGTATGATTATTGTCTGGGTGGTGGGTTTCAGGTGTAGGCCGACGGCGTGCAGATAGGCGCGCATCTTGTCGGTGACTGTGACGACGGCACCGTTCTCGTGGACGGCCGCTATGTTGACGAGGGCTCCGCCCCTACTGTTCCTGGCGGAGCGTTGGATTCCGACGCCGGCCTCTAGTCCGTCCTGGAAGGTGTGGATGTTACCGAGCATGTCGCCCTTGTCGACGAGGGGGTGGGCGGAGCCCTTGCGGGCGACGGTGAAGGGGTGTAGGGCCTGCATGGGCGAGCTGAAGGAGGAGCCCTTCGAGCGGATTCCTTGTATGACTTCGGCTCGTAGAGCTTCGGCTGCGCGGAGCAAGCCGGGCTTGTATTCGTTCTCTATTGATGACTGGATTGCCTGCTTGTTGACTACTTTTAGGGCTGCCTGCCAGTCCCCGAACTTCTCGGGTTCAGACACTGGACCTCGCCTCCTGGGGGTGGGTGAAGTCCATGTACAGGAGGAGGAAGCCTCCCCGGAGGGGGGACTCGGGGCGGACCTCGACTATCTCGTGGTCGCACGCGACGCCGGCTATGCTGGCGATATGGTCGCCGGTCCTGACCGAGCAGGCGAGGGTTCCTCCGACTTCCTCGACGATGCCCTCCTTCTTGAGGTAGGCGACGGAGAAGACGAGGTGCCCGAGGGTCTCCTGCTTGTCTCCGGTCGAGGACGCGGTCTTGCGTTTGAACTTCTTCGAGCCGTAATTGACCTGGCCGAGGAGCGTGATGTCGGAGGCGAAGCGCTTGGGGCCGACGGGCTCTCGGTAGTCGGGGTCGAGGACCGTCTTGTCCCCGTCTAGGGGGCTGATGACGATGCTGACCTCGTTCATCCTGTTAGGGAAGGGCATGGGCGTTTTGGACCTCCCCTATGGGGCGAAGTGCACGCCCGGCGCGCAGAACTCCTGGAGCACGGCGTCGAGGTCTAGGGAGCCGGTGGCTGAGCCGGCGGATGCGGCGGCCTGGGCGGCGCCATCGCTTAGGGTGTACTGGTAGTTGTCGGTGCGCTCGCTGATGATGCGCTGCTCGTTGGGGTCTGCAGACAGGTCCTTATTGATGGCGCGGTTTATCAGGGATGTTGTTACGTCGACGATTCCAGCTGGGACGCGGCCGTATGATAGGACCGCTGTTCCGGCGGGGATTAGTTCGGGGAGCGTAGGTATCAGGTCGAACTTGAGCTTGCTGTTCTGGAGGTCGACTTCTGTGACGGTTAGCTTGAGCTTGTCGCCGATGAGGATGATGTCGAACGGCTCGAAACCCTCGACGTTTGCGACGCCTACCTCGGTGACGTTCCCGGGGATTGCGGCCGTGGTTGTTGTCGCGAGGGCCTTGGGGTTCTCGAGCCAGCCGGACAGGCCATGGAACTCGATGCGGGATGGGTGGCTGAGTTCGCGACGGAGCCAGATGAACCTGTCTCCGGCGTCGTGCCGGTAGGCGTCTGCGGGGAGCTCCTCTCCGGAGATGAGGAGCCTGTCAACCCGGATTATCTTGTCGTTCGTCGGGAGGCGGAGTTCGTCAGTCCCGGGGGACAGGAACTTGATTGGGGCGTGGAGGACTGGGCTGAAGTGCTGGGACGTGATGGTGTTGACTCTCTGGGAGGCCTCGATGATGGCCTGCCGCATCGCGGCCGGTGTTGGGGTGACACCATCCCAGCCCTCACTGAGGAGGCGCTGGAGGGTGTTGTAGTAGAATTCGTAGATGAGCATTTACGGATGCAGCCTCTTTCTATGGATTTCGAGACCCTTCTCGGACCCGAGGACCTTGCCGCAATCGGGGCAGGTGAAGGACCCGGTTGTCTGGGCTTCGTCGGTGGGCTCGTCGTCGCCCTCGTCGGCTTCGGCCGCCGGGCCGGAGCCCTGGCTGGACCCGGCGGGGAACTTGGCGGGGTGGGTGATGGTTGTTCTGCCGACGGTGGGGCGCATCTTCTTGAAGGACAGCGGGGAGCTAGGGTCGCGGTGGCCGGCCGGCCTGATGCGGGAGGGGAAGTTGAGTTCGGCGCCGGCGTCGTCGATTTCCTTGAGGAGTGATGTGTTGCGGAAGCGGGCGACGTCCCTGGGGTTCGTAACGACTGTGGGTTCCTTCATCGAGAACTCGTACATCTTGCCTGTGTTTCCAGGGATGCGGATGGAGAGTGCTTCGCGGGCGAGGAACTTCGACATGGCGGTGTTCTCCTTTTCTTGTGGGTGTGGGCGGATTTGTGTGGGGGAGTGGGGGTACGGAGGACCCCTGCTGGGGGGAGGTATGCGGGAGTGCGGTGTGTTGGTGAGTGATGGTGCGTATGGGCG